CATAATGGGTGTGGACGTTTCTAGGGGTGATGGTGAGGATGCCTCTACCATTGTTATATTAGATTTTACGACCATGGAACAAGTCATGGAGTATCAAGGTAAAATCCAACCAGATTTACTAGCACAAATAGTAGAAGAGTATGGCGATTTATATAAAGCTTATACCGTAGTCGATGTTACAGGTGGTATGGGTGTATCAACAGTCCTTAAATTACTTGAATTCGATTATAAACGATTACATTATGACACACCTAACGGTAAGATTTTATCTTCTAAACAAAGAGAGATAGCAGCGTATGGTAAAGATAATAAGATACCTGGTTTCCATGCGACATCTGTACGTCTTCCAATGATATCTAACCTTGAATACAAGATTAGAACTGACACTGTTAAGATACGTTCTAGCCGTATGACTTCAGAGATGAAGACATTTGTATTTAAGAATGGTCGTCCAGACCACATGGATGGATACCATGATGACTTACTTATGGCAATGGCTATGTGTCTATGGGTTGTTGAACACTCATTTAAGAACTTAGAAAAATTAGAAAAACAAACCAAAGCAATGTTAAACAGTTGGACTGGTGGTAGCAATGCTGCTACAAAACAACAAACTGAACTAGACAAAGGAACTGGATTTGTTGCTAATGCGAATAGAAATAAGGCGGCAACGCCAAAACCAAAATTTAGCCCTATTGTATCAAAGAATATGCAAGACCCTACAGGTCGATACATGTGGTTATTTAGCGGTTCAAAATAATTAACTACCAATGGCTTTTAAGAACCAAAAATTTACCCTTAAAACATATGGTGCCAAGCTTTATACTTGGTCACCTTTACCTACTGATAGACCCAATGTTAATAAAACGAACCAAAAACCGTTTTATTGCTCGGCAGTTCCTGGTTCACAGGGGCAAGATTGGATTTCGACCTATTGTTATGACTTAAAGGTAGTTAACTCGCAACAAGAGCATTCAGCATATGTTGAATGTGATTATGTTGAATAACCTTTAATTTAGAAAAAAAAGGCTTATATTTTATAAAAAAACTTATGGCAAATAAAAATTTAACAATATTTCAACGTTTAGGTCAAATACTTGGCCCAGATGGTGTTAAGCAAAAACAAAAGCAACCACAACAAACACAACGATATAATATCGGTAATGGTGAGTTGTTAAAGACCGATAACAAAGCCGAATTTGATAGAGCTAAGTTACAGGCACAACAAAACAAATACTTGGGTCAAACTTGGAAGAAGGTTGAGAACGGATTATTCCAACAATCTATCAACTACGAAACTACTCGTATTGGTTCATACTCTGACTTTGAAGCAATGGAATTCTATCCAACAATTGCAGCCGCATTGGATGTAATGATGGAGGAATCAACCACACTTAACGACCATGGTCGTATGCTTAATGTTTATTCAGATAGCAAACGTGTTAAAGGTATCCTTGAAGACTTGTTCTTTAATCGTTTAGACTTACACACTTCTCTTCCGATGTTTACAAGAAATACTTGTAAGTACGGTGATAACTTCGTTTACTTAAACATAGATGACAAGCATGGTATCATTGGTGCCAAGCAAATGCCTAACTATGAAATGGAACGTAGAGAAGCTGGTTTATTTGATATGATTAGCGGTAGAGAAACTGTAAATGCAGAACAAGCTACTAGTTCATCAGATAAGGTTAAGTTCTTCTGGAGAGGTCGTGATATTGAATTTAACTCATGGCAAATTGCTCACTTTAGATTACTTGGTGATGACAGACGTTTACCTTACGGTACGTCTGTATTAGAGAAGTCTAGACGTGTTTGGAAACAGTTATTGTTATCTGAAGACTCTATGCTTGTTTATCGTGTAACTAGAGCACCAGAAAGACGTGTATATAAGATTTATGTTGGTAACATTGATGATGCGGATGTGGAAGCATACGTAAACACTATTGCTGACCGATTCAAACGTATGCCAATCATTGACCCACAAACTGGTCAAATGGATTTACGTTTTAATCAGTTATCAAATGACCAAGATTATTTTATTCCTGTTCGTACTGAAGATGCTCCGAATCCTATTGATACATTGCCTGGTGCAACTAACTTGGACCAAATTGCAGATATCGAGTACTTACAAAGAAATTTATTTACATCACTTAGAGTTCCAAAACCTTTCTTAGGGTTTGAAGAAGCAACTGGTGAAGGTAAGAACCTTGCATTGCAAGATATTCGTTTCTCTAGAACAATTAATCGTATTCAACAATCGATGCTTCAAGAGCTTAATAAGATTGCTATTATCCACTTATACATTTTAGGTTTTGAAGAAGACTTAGATAACTTTACACTTACACTTAACAACCCATCTACTCAAGCTGAAATGCTTAAGGTTGAACATACACAACTTAAAGTTACATTGTTCAAAGATGCTGTATCTGATGCTGGTAATGGATTTGCTGCTATGTCAATGACTCGTGCTCACAGAGAAATCATGGGTTGGTCTGACGATGAAATTAAACAAGATTTACTTGAACAACGTATGGAGAAAGCGGCTGCGGCTGAATTGGCTAATACAACAGGTGTTATCAAACACACAGGTATGTTCGATGTTGTTGACCGTATCTATGGTGACTACAAAAAAGCACTTGAAGGTGGTGGAGCACCAGCTGGTGAAGGAGAAGGTGAAGAAGGAGCTGAAGGTGGAGGAGGCGGTGGCCTAGGTGGTTCATTCGGTGGCGGTGGAGCTGGTGGTGAAGATTTAGACTTTGGTGATGAAACAGAAGGTGGAGAAAACACTGAAGCTGGGGCAGAAGCTGGAGCTGGTGAAGAAGGTGCTGCTGGGGCAGAAGCTGGGGCAGAAGCCGAAACAGCGGAAGCTGGTGCTGAGACCGTTGCTGAGTCAATTAAAAGAGCTGAAAAGCTTTTAAAAGAACAAAAGGTCGTTTTATCTAAGAAATTAGAAGCTAGAGCTCAAAAATACAAAGGTAGATTTGTAGATATCCTAATGGAATCAATCAAGCCAGATAACAAGATAAACGAAGATAAGATTAAGATATACGATAAAAACGTTAGAATCAACAAAGATGTTAATAACATCATTGATGATATTGATAAGATGTTGGATGAATAATTGAAATTTTCCCTTAAATAACGATATTTATTAATTAAAAGACAGAACATGCAAAATTTCGGTAAAATCAAGAACGCATTCAACGGAATTCTAGCTGAAGGGGTCGTAAGTAAAAACGAAACCAATAAGTTATTATTTAAAAAATATATTCAGACAATCAAAGAAAGTAACATTCTAAGGACTCAATTTTTGGTGTATAATAACATTGAAAATAAATTAGAAAGTGATTCAATGTCAGCTAATGTATTTGTATCAGAAAACCTAAAGCTTTTAGAAAAGTTTAAGGTTAGTGATATCATAAACGAAAACAAAAAATTATTAGCTTTATCAAAAGATATTGAAGCTAAGTTAGACGAGTCTTATGACCCATCACTTAGCTCTTTGCATGAATCGTTATCTAATTTAATATTCACAAAGAGAACTGCTAGTAACATGGATGCTGTAACAAACAATGTTACAAGTGTTATCAATTACATCAAAGCAAACAAACCTAAAGAATTAATCGAAGCCATTGAATTACCTAATAGCCTTATCACAACAACATTGGTTGATAAGTACAATGAGAAGTATTCTAGTCTTGATGAATCAGAAAAACAAATCTTAAAAGTTCTTATTGATGCCACTGATGCTGAGAAGAAAGAAGTATATTCTAACACTCTAAGAGAATGTGTGTTGTTGATTAACGAGAAACTTAATGGTGCAGACTTAGAAGCTAAAGATAAACTATTACGTGTTAAAGAAAAATTGTTAAACGATAAACTAGAAGTAAACGAAGACTTTGCCAAAAACATATCTAAGTTAGCAGAACTAAGAGAAAGTTTAAAATAACCATTAATTAGTAAATAAGTTATATGCGTTCAAATATTCCAAGTGAAAACATCCTTAAGTTAAGAGAGTTAACTGATAAGATAGATAAAGAAACAAAGAGTGACGATTACAAATCAATCGTTAAACAATTAAAAAATATTGTTGACGAAGGAAAGAATGAAATTGAAAGTACAACATCAGAAAAAACAAAGATTAAGTGTTACGAAAGTATGTGCACTACTATAACAAATTTATTAACATCAGTTAAGTTTATATAATCATGAGCGAAGAAAAAGATAGCTGGGGCGAATACAGCAAATTAGTATTAAAAGAGTTAGAACGTCTTAATGAAAATTATGGTAACATGCGTACTGACATGGATAACCGTTTTAACGAATTAAATACCAAGCTTACTGAATTTAAGAACACCGAAAGTAAAGTTGCTTCAC